CTGAAGTGGCGAAGAAGAGTGCTGCTACTACAGCGCTTACGGAAAAGTATTTCATTTTTTTCTTTCTACCTTGTTTAAGTTAAAATCGTACGACTTTTCTGTTCCAAGGTAAGTCGTCAACCCGTCATAATTAAGCCGCTAAGGCGTAATCTGAAGGTGCAAAATTATCGTTTGCGTTTAGTTTTCGTAGACTCAAATACCAGTCGATCCTATTTCAGCCCCATCATAAATACAGCTATTTGTATTTCTTAATTAAGTACATAATCCAGTGAGTACAATCATCATGTGGATCATCTACATACAAAGATCTTCATACTTAGTTGTATAAATTCTATGTTTAGATAAATCACCATCGTGCTTATTAAACAAAATATTCCATAAAAAATTAAACATAATTCCTCGCTGTATTTATGGTGGAGCTGCGGGGTACTGCCCCCCGGTCCTGTATACCCTCTAACATCTACTAAGGTATTTATAATTATAGATCCTAGTAATAAAAAAAGCCACTACTTTTTTAAAACTTAGTAAGAAATTGAGCAATCCTTCCTACAAAAGGTAACAACATAATTGCCATCATAAGATTCATTCCTGTATGTGCCATAGCTATTCGTAATGTATCACCTTTCGGCCAACCATCAGATACAAAGAATCCAGCCAGCCATATAGTACCGGTAGTTCCGATATTAGCACCAAGTACTGCAGCAACCGCAGCTGGAAGAGGCAAAGCCCCAGATGCTACTAATGCAATAATTGCTGTAGTTGATAATGATGATGATTGCCATAACAATGTCATTATAATACCACCAATAAACATATAAATCGGATTACCTAAAAAGAATTGTAGATGATCCATATTTCCCATTGACTTCATGCCACCTGAGAATGTTTTTAAACCAATATAAAAAATTACTAGTCCTACTAATGCTGTTATTACTGGGTTTCCTAAGTCCATATTACCTACCTTTTTCCATAGTTTTTTTTCTTTACTCATTTATCTCTCATTTTTTGTTTTTCTAAGCTTACTTTTTCTTTCATACTCATTATGTATGCAGCAGCAGCTAAAACTAAAATAGCGCCTGCTTCAGCTATTAAAACCCAAGGTTCATTATCTTTACTATGTAGAACAATTAATCTACACAGAGCAGTCATAGCAATAATAATAGGAAGAGTAACAGGTATTCTATTACTAATATAAAACGCTCCTACCATTCCAATAATCTCAGCATAAATGAATAATAAAAATAGATCAGCTAAGTCTACTTTTAAATTTAAAAGCATATGATAAATGTCCATGCCTGCAGCTAAAACAGTTAATGCTCCTATTACTGCAAGTAACAACTTTTCACTATATAAAGTTGTCCAATGCAATTTCTCATTTAGATTCATCGAACCTACCTTTTCGAACTTCTTCTGCCCACGCTTTTTCAAATCTTTCATCATATTCATATAAGGGTGCTCCATTACTACCGTCTTTCCAGAGTCTTTTAAAATAACCATCAGCGCAATCAAATGCTGTCTTATCTGTTATTCTCATATGACCTTTGACCATATAGAAGAGTCTATAAGCCTCTTTTAAACTCTGCATTTAACTTTCCATTATTTTTTCATCTTTAAGTCTAAATTTTATATCACAATAACCACAGATAGCTTCTCCACCTTCAGGTATAGTATAATATACTTTAGGATGATCCATATGTTCACCCATACACCATACCCTATTAGTATCACAATAGATAATAGTTTCAGGTGGAGAAGAATTTTCTGACACTATTTTTGCCTATAAAATATATGAGATCCAATTCTAGTAATACGGTCCATACTAGGTGCCCAATATGGTTTAACATAATTAGCGTGGTAATGAGTAGCACCTTCAGTAATTCCTATGTATGATCCATGTACGTATATATCTCTAGCATACTTCCTGGACTTTTCCCATGCAGTTTTATTTTTAGGTATGTCAGATTTACCATCACAAAACCAACTGAACTGGCATTGATGTCGAATAGGAACTTCTTTTCCCTTTTCTTTTTTCCACCAATCTGAAATAGGACCTTCTTGAACTACTTCGCAAACTGTATTAGGAAATCTTGTTGATTTCACTCTATTCATAACAACATCAGATACTGACATAGCGTCTACTAAAGAAGACGCTCTAGTTTCAAAATAGATGTTTAAAGCTAAACATTCTAATGCTCTAGAAGTTTTTTCTTTTTCTATCATATGAGCTCCAGCATAAGATACTGAAGTTATAAACAAACAATTGATTACTATTGTAAATATTATTTTTTTCATTCCTGCCTCCATTTATTTTAACATTATATACTCTTTTATTAATAAATCAACTGTTTTTTATAAATATAATAAAAAAAAGGAGAGTAAAATGGCACCTGCCAAAAAACTACAACCTGGATCTGCGTGGGAACATTTAGATAAAGACGGAGATGGAGTCATAAGTGATGATGAAATAGCTATGGAAGAAAGAATGATACAATTAGAAGATATGCGAAGTGATATGGAAAATGAAGATAAGAAACAAGACGCTCAAAGAAACATGGCATGGTTTGCTTTATTTGGAATGTTACTATACCCGTTTGCTGTAGTATTAGCAATCTGGCTAGGACTAGAACAAGCGGGTAAAATCTTAGGTGATATGGCTGCTGTTTACTTCGTTTCTGTTGCTGCTATTGTTGCTGCTTTCTATGGTAAGGAAGCTATAGCTGCTAATAGATCTAATTCTATTAAAGCTGAAGCAAAAAGAACAGTAGTAGATAATAGGTAATTACAACCCAAGTATAGTACAGATCTTTTTTCGATCATCAGTCATTATACTTTTACCGTCATTTATCCAGTCAACGCATTGCTCGAAATAATAAGCAGCGTCTTCATTGCCGTTCGCTTCTAACTCTTCTTTAGCAGTACGAAAGAAGTTTCGTAGAACCATATCGTTCATACCACTAGGCATAGTAGCTCTTTTCCACTTACCGGGTCTTTGATTACTCATTAGAATCTCTCCTCTATCATTTTTATATGCTTACATTTTACAAAAGCCGGACAGTCACAAGAGAACCCTCCATCTTTCATTTCTATATTATATGAACTTTTACCATTAGAGGCAAGAACTTTCCATATAATACCTACAGCCCAGTGATCTTTAGTATTAATAGTACCAGACTTAAATACTCTAGGACCAAACTTACTCATTACAAATTACCTAAGTAATGAATTAAATACCACCAGGTATATTCCTTAGAATTTTCTACTCCGAAAAGAGATAGAGTATCCATCCATCCTAGAGCAAACAAAAAGAGTACTAGAGCTCCTAGTATTTCTTTGTATATTTCTTTATCTTTAAACATAAGTCCTCCTTAACTATATGCCCATCTAATATCAGATATTAGTTGGTCTACATCATTTTCATTAGCTTGGTAGATAATACCTACTCCACCAGCATCTTTCCATCTCTTAATATTATCAGGTTTATCATCTACTAATATATTAGGTTCACCACTTATATTTTCAGCAGCAAACTTATGCTTATTAGTAGTAAAAATAAGATTAGGAATCTCTGGAAGAAAACCATGACGTTCTAGCCATACTCTTTTCCAATAACTCGAATTAGCCATATCATCTCTAATAGGAGAAGAACAAATACCATAGTTTCTACCTGCTATTTTTCTACAAGCTTGAACTAATTTAGCAGAGCTTTCGAAAGGCTCTAAGGTATTAAAGAAATCTGTATTCTTTAAACTCATTACAGCTGCTAGAGGATCAGGTAGATCTTTCCAATGATCTACCCCGTTCACCTCCTCTAACTTACTAAAGAAGTCAGCAATGACTCCGTCCATATCTAAAAATAGTTTCAAGCGGCTCTCCTTTTCATAACTTCGTTAACATCAAATACTGAGAAGTAAATAGGTTTAGCAACTAATTTACCGTTCTCATCTTCTTCTTTCTGAGTCTTAGAATAACGTACTAAAGTAGCAGCTTTCTTAATACCCTTAAGAGCTTTACCAGAAATACCATCTAGCTTAATAGCTTGCTTAAAGGTTACAAACTCAGATCCGTCTTCATAACCAGCGGATGCAAGAGCATCGTAGTTTTTACCAGTATATTCATGTAACGTAACGTGATTTATCATTTCATTTCTCCTTCTTATACTATTAATATAATGCCTTTTTATACTAAGTGCAACTGTTTTTTTCACTTTTTTTCACTTTTTTTCAGTTTTTTTACCTTTTTTTGCACTTTGTTTTTTGATAAATAGTTATGAGAGAGAATTTACCCATAGGAAGAAGTATGATTGATCCGATTACAGCGGTGGCTACCGCTACAGCAGCTTTCAACGCAATAAAACAAGGGGTCCAAGTCGGCAAAGATTTGGAAGATATGGCTGGTTACCTGGGGAAGTGGATGGGGGCTGCTTCAGACATTAAAAAAGCAGAGGAGATGAATAAAAAACCCCCGCTGTTTAAAAAACTATTTGCGTCCGGATCAGTAGAAGAAGAAGCTATGCAAATTTTTATAGCAAAGAAGAAAGCTCAAGATATGCGAGAAGAACTTAGACAAATAATTAGCTTTACTCGCGGGCCTAGTGCTTGGGAAGAATTATTAAGAACAGAAGCTGATATACGTAAAAAAAGACAAAAAGCCATATATGATCAAAAAGAAAGACAGCAAAAATTTATTGAAGTAATAGCTGTAATAGCAGCTACTATAGTAGGTTTTGTTGTAATAGGTGGAACTCTCTATCTAGTAGGGTTAGATCGTGGCTGGTTCTAATGTTAGCTCATGTATTTGTTCTTATTGTAATGGTAAATGGTAACACCATAAGTTCAGATATGCATTTCTGGTCTATTGATAGATGCAATTATTTTGCAAGTAGAGTAGTAAAGCGTTATGGGAGAGGAAGTGCTCCAAAAGATCAATCTTCTTTTGCTTATTGTAAACCTAAATTAGTTGATACTAAAAAAATAAGACCAGAAATTTATTAATTACATTACACGCCCAGTAGGAGTAGCTACGTACTTAGCATCATGCTTTGTACCTCTACCATAATCTCCATCATAACTATATAACGCTTCAGCTTTAAAACATAAGAATTGACCTATTCTTGTACCTTGTTTGATACGAGTCTTAGTTAACTTATTACCTACTATATGCATTACACCAGCCATTACACCTTTATATCCAGAATCATATAAACCTGACGTTAGATGGATTCCATTACGATTTAGAGTAGAACGAGTAATTACCCAACCAGCTTCGTCATCTGCCATATCAACTTCATTTTCCATAACTACTTCATATGATCCTGGACCAAGATTATAGTAACCAAATTGATCAGGATCAATCTCTACACTACCTCTATGAATCTTATGTTCATTACTAATCTCAAATTCATTCTCATATTTAATAGCATATACTTTACCTAGCCTTAAATCTACTGCATTCGGTTGTACATCACCTTCTTGTACATTAGATAATGTACTAAGAGAAATATTTCCGCCTATATTAATCATACTCATTTTTTATATTTTTCTCCCATTTCAATCATACGCTTTTCATACTCTTTAGCATTTTCAGGTTCATATTTACTACCAGTACCATCAACACCAAAGCTACAACTAGTAACAAGTAATAATACACCTATTATAATATAAAATGAACGTTTAGTCCACAAAATAAATAATTCATAAGTTCTTTTAGCTTCTAATTCAGCTTCTTGCCTAGGTAGCAGTTTGTCCATTTATTAATTCCATTAATCTATCATATTGAATACAATTAACCAAATCTATAGGCATCGGTTGACCATACTCTTCTATTAGTTTCATAATAATCTTTTCTCTTTGTCTGTTATCACTTAATGCTACCATACATTCATTTCTAGTATCAAAAGCAGGTTCAGTAAAAACATACATATCTCCTTGCATAGTTGCAAAGAGGACAACTACTATCCACTTCATTTTCTATCAGCTTGCCTATGAACTATTGCAGTAATAAACGCTCCTCCAATAAGAAGAGAATGTAGTGCTCCACTTATTCCAAAAGCCATTACACTACCTACCCATAAAGCAAATATCGCACACCACATATATGCAAGTACTTGAAAAATTAAATGAGCGACCATCGGATCTAAATTTTTAAGAGAGGATCCTTCTACAGTCATAACCGAATCCCAGGTTTGTTTAATATCTTCTTTCATTTTTTTTCCTTATGTTCTAATTCCTCTTAATGCAAAAAATAATCCACCTACCCATAACAATACATGTAAGTTATCATATAAAATTACATCCATAAAACTATCAGGCTGCCCTACCCATATTACTCCAGTCATAATACAACAAATAGTAATACCACTAAAACGAGTAAGAATATCTGCCCACGGCTCTAAAATGTCTTGAAGCCAAAAATCCCAGATTTTCCATGCCATTAATCCACTAACTAATAACCCAATACCAGCGCCTACTTCTCCGTAAGCAGCAAACCACCATACTATATATGGTAAATCAAAGCTTTGTGCATCATCTAAAGTAACAGGAAACTTTGATAGCCCTTGCTGTATAAAGACTACAGCAAGGGGTATTCTTAATAACCAATGACTTAAACAAAATTCGGGTATTTTATTTACAAGTCTAGATATTCTCATTTTGGATCCGAAAATTTATCTTTTAACTTCATAACTGCTTTCATTGCTTCATCGCGAGCTTCTTCAAAAGATTCACTATCTTTAGCAATATTCTTCAAACTTTCTGCTACTGAATTTATATTTCCCTCTTCAAACTCTTTAAGTACATTTTCAGCATGCGCTTTAGCTACTTCCCATTTTACAGGACCAGTTTCATCTGCATATGCTACAGGATCAGGTCGTCCTAGTTTAATAAAGGCTTCAATACGTTCTACAGAAGAAGAACTCTTATAGTCAGAATACCATACACCTCTATGCTGCAAAGGCTTATAAGAGGTATTAGTACGTTCATATACTGCATCAAAGTTTAGTAATAGATCTTCACATAGCTGCCAGCCATCTTTCAATATACCATACTTATCAGTATTTAGATAAGGACAATGATGAACTACTAATTCATTATCCCAGTTACCAATTCGGAAAGCAACTTCGTCAGCTTCACGAAATTCTGGTCTACAGTCTGGATAGATTGCATGATCACCAGCATGAATACCTAACGCAATAGCAGTCTTTTTACCAGTACGTTTACCAATAGAAAGAGCTACTGCTTGCGTAATAGAAGAAAAGATCTTATTACGATTAGGTACAACAGTTTCTTTCATATTGTCTTCTGCATAATGACCTTCTGGTACTTCACCTCCACCTGTAACTAAAGTAGATTCTAAAAGATTAACTAGACCATCTAATTTAATAACTTGATAATCAAAAGCTAGTCCACTCTCTCTTAGATATTCAACTAGACCAGCTGCTCTTTCAAGTTCTACTCTATGCTTTTGACCATAATCAAAAGAGATAGCTGTTACGTTACTATTACCTACTCTATTAATAGAGTTAAGCAATAAAGTAGAGGAATCCATACCTCCAGATAAAGATACTACAATTTTTTTCATTTATTTCTCCAACAAGAAAGCACGTATGTTATTTAAAGAGGTTAGCTTTCATAAACCTCACTGACGCATAGTTTTAGCAGTAAAATGCTCTCCATACGCAATAGGATGTTCTCCTAGTAAGTCTTCACTAGAAGCTCTAATAGGGTTAATATCTATGCCGCCTCTACGAGTATAGAGACAAGCAACGACAAGTTCGGAAGGATCTAGTAAATCTGATAATCTTTTATATACAGCTTCACATATCTCTTCATGAAAATGATTCTCAGATCTCATCGATACGATATAACGAATTAATGATTCAGGAGTTACAGTCTTATCTCCTTTTATATGAATATATATATCACCCCAATCAGGTTGATTAGTAACTCTACAATTAGATCTTAGTGACCTACTAGTATACTTATTAGCAATATCATATTGAGATATTACTTCTAATATATTAGGATCTTCAGCATAATCAGTTAGTTCACTTAAACCTTCTACATCTACAATATCTTCTAACTGCAAATAACTACCAGCCATAGGATTAGCCAGACCCCAAGTATCGTTAAGTTCAATCTTAGCAAAGATATCATATTCATCTTTAAGCTTAAGAACTTCTCTAAAGTCTTTTTCTATTTGCTTTTCACAATTATCTATAGCTTCCATAATAGAAGCACCCATCTTAGCCATATTATATGAATTAAGATATAGCTTAGCAGATTTAGATTCTACTATGCATTCTGAATTACTAGGATAAGACCATCTTAACCAGCCACTAATAGGAAAACCATTATTAAGTAAGCAAGAGAACTCATAAGCATTCCAGGTATCCATACCGCAAAAATCATCTTCACCAATATCATAATCAGTTCTATTTAACACTCTCGGTATACCTACTAATAGACTAGCGTCTACATCATCCGGCGTCTCATACCGCATCATAGTTTTACCGTCAGTAGTTTTACCTAGTACTTTACTAGCAATCTGCTCTATTTCATTCGTCATTCATTCCTCTTTTCTTTTCTAATGCTTCTTTAGCAAAAGTTAAAAACGTAATAGCTTTATCTATATCATATAGTACATCATCTTTTTTACCTAGACGCCATAGGTATTTAAATGCTTGATAGCGATTATAATCTGTAAACGGATCATTCTGATGCTCTTCACAAAGCTGCTCAATTACTTTAATACACTCTACAGAGCCATCTTTCTGACTATAATGATCCGGTCTAGCTTCACCATCTTCTTCTATCTCACCCATTTCTCTAAGCTTTCTCATTTTCCATAATATCCAATCATAATATCTTTCTGGTTCTTTATCCATCTTTAAACTTTTCCGATAAGAATTTAACCCACATATCAATAGACATCTTACGTAAAGCTACAATAAGACTTTCTTCAGTCTCATCTTCTAATATTTTAAGAGTATTATAGTCTAAAATCTCACCAGAATCAACTTCTTTAGTAACTTTATGAATAACACATCCAGTAGTAGGCAGTCCTAACTCTAGAGCCTTCTTCTGAGGATCTTTACCTTTTAGTTCTGGATACTTAATAATATCACCAGGATGACCATTATACATCTCATTAGGAATCTCAGGCATTATACGAAGATATCCATGAAGAGTAATAAACGCTCTTTCAAAGCAAGCAGCGTCTTTTTCTATCTCTTTTATTACTCTAGGATGAGTCATACGTCTTACATTAGATCTCATCATAAGATCTCTATGAGAAGTATTTTTATCCATATTATTAGTCAGTATAACATCCGGCCATCTACCTAGCTTTTCTGATATACTAACTATTTCAGATCCAGACTGACTAAATAGCGCTATCCACCTCTTCATCATCTACTCCATTACAAAAAGTTCTAAAGATTCTTATATTATATAATACTTTCTCTAATTTATCAACTACATTTTCATTCATAAGCGTATAAAGTTTAGTAGGATACTTTGCATATAAGCCATCTTCTTGATATTTAATATCATGAAGACCATGAATAACAGGATTAGAAGTATCTACAGAATCAATCCAGTCATAATTTTGATATGCAATAAACTCTTGAGGTAAACCGCACCCTAGTAAATGATGCGGTTTATTTTTATTAATAATTCCATCTTCTAATAATTGAGCTATCATATTCTGCCTACCAACCATATAACGATACCATTTATTTTCTCCTACTACAGGAGGAAAGAACTTACTATCAAATGATATAGCAACTTTATCTACGCAGGGGTTGTTACTAAGATAACTATAGCAATTAACAAAATCGTTATAATTATCCCCTTGAGCGACAGCAATAACTTTACCACGAAGGCCAGCATATGTACCAACAAAATTATCAAAGCTAGCCACAGTAGCATCTCCATCATCAAGTACGTCTGGGACGATATACCAATCTGGTTCGAGCTTACTGATCCAATCAGCGTAACTATCTCCGTTATAAGCTGATCCAAGTTCGAAAATAGAGTTATCAAGAATGATTTCTCTTCCATCTTCTTTTGCCTTTACAAATTTATTATAATATTCTTCACTCTCATCAAAGAGATGGACCAGAGCATAATCATAGTCCGTAACTTTTTGCACCTCATCAAATATAGATAAAGGAGCCTCATGCGCGATTTTCACCAAAACATTCCTTTTTAAATTTATCGTTAAGCGTCATTACTTTTTTAATTATATTATTTCTTACTTCTGATTGTAGCTTAACACACTCAGTAATGCCAGATAATTTTTCTTCTACCCAAAAATTCTTAGGATACATTACTTGAAAAGCTTCTTCAGCTCCTTGACATTTTTCTATCTTATGATGATAAGCTGCAGCTAGTACTCTAGCTTTATACTGAGGAAACTCTTCCACAATACGATCAAGTCTTTTCATAGCGTCATTATGACCAGTATGACCAAACTTTTGAAATACTTCTCCTGTATCAGAATTAGTAAATTCAGCAAAATAAAATTTAGGCATATTTACTCCAATACTCACTCCACATATCAGAAACAGCGGTTTCGATATCATTAGCTGAATAATGAGGTACTACAGGTTTACCTAAACTTACTGCTCTATCACGAGCTTCTTCAAAAGTATCACTGTCTTTAATAATACTTTCAACTTGATCAAAGAAGGTTTCTTCAATATCAAGTATCCAACTACTCATTCCCATAATTTTCTCCTTCTATTATATTATGTTATATTATTAATATAATGCCTTTTTCAAAAAAGGCAACTGTTTTTTTCAAAATTCTTCTAATATACCTAATATTTCTGCTACAATAAAGAGAGCTCCGGATAGAATTAACTGTCCAAAGCATAACGCAAAACCTGCGCCTATACGAACTACACTTTTAACCATACTAATATGAAAATGTTTTTTACTTGGATCTTTAGGTTCACTCATCTTGGTGCAAACTCCTGTTGTAGTTTAATATTATCAAAGAATTCTTTCTTTACATGAGCATCATTAAACTCACCTTTAAGTACAGTAGTTTGAGTTAAAGAACTATGAGCCATAATACCTCTATTTTCACAGCAGCCATGAGTAGCTTGGATATAAACAGATACAGAATCTGAATCAGTAGCTTTTTGAATCTGCCTTACAATATCATTACATAGCTCTTCTTGTAGAGTTCCTCTACGAGCACACCACTGAGCTATTCTAGTATACTTAGATAAACCAATAACTTTTTCTCCAGGTAATATACCTATATAAGCTACACCTGATACTGGTTGATGATGATGACTACAAACAGATTTAATTTCTGATCTAACTACTAACATACCTTCATAACGATCAGGACCGCTATTAGGAAAAGCAGTAGCTTTAGGCATAGGATCATAACGACCAGCCATTAATTCATTAATATACATTTTAGCTAATCTACGACCAGTATCCATAGAGTTAGGATCATTAAACCTATCTATGAGAAGGCTATCTAATACATCTTCAAACTTTTTAGTAGCTTCTTCGATTAGAGCTTCTTTATCTCCTTTTTGTAATACTTCTGAGATATTATCGCCAGCCCAATAGCGTATTCCTGCGTCGTTAAGACGCATTTTAATTTCTTTAGATTTTGTCATTTTATCTCCTAGTTATAGTGGAAGGCCACTAAGTTCCAATTGCGTTACCAAATAGATAGACATGCATTCGTCCAGCTACGTTATAACCTCTTTCAAAAGCCATAGCAGCTACATCACCAGCAGTTGCTTCTTGCTCTTCTTGTCTAGCACCAACAGGCATAATCCATACAGGATAATTTATACCTTGTGCTCTAAACATTTTAACTACTTCATCTAATTCTTGCCACTCTTCTTTTGTCTGACCTACTACAAACTTTAATTGACCAGTTTTAGATAAATTCCAATACTGCTTTACTATATCTGGTCTTATAGCCTTTTCTCGTTTTTCACCTGATACATGCCATAACTTAGGCGATATAGAAAAAAACGCTTCAGGTTTAAAAGTAGCAGAACTTATAAAGTCAACAAACTTTTGAGTTAATCTTTGAGTGCCGTTAGTTTCCCAAGTAATAGATGAAGGTAGATTACTTGGGTCATCAAATCCTGTTTCGCCCATCGGACCTCCTGCCATATCTCTTAGCGCATTATATATGTCTATAAAAGCATTTTGAGCATGCCCCATAAGAGGTTCTCCACCAGTAATACATAAATGATTATGATGTCCTGATAAAGGATGCCGAAAGTATCCATTAGGATTATGTTCGTTTTTCATAATATCAACTATTTTTTGAGCTAATACTTTACCAGTCTCTTGACCCATGAGATGTTTAAACTTCTTAGACCAAGTATAAGAACTATCACATCCTTTTTCCCATACAGGAAGATCTTCAACTCTATTTACAGTAGAAGTATCAAAGTCTTTAAAAGGTAAATCATACGTCTCAGGTCTAGTAGGATGAGTTTGACCGAAACCATCACATTGAAGATTACATAAAAAGAATCTTATCCAAGCTGTAGGTACTCCTGTATAATGTCCTTCACCTTGAATACTATGAAATATTTCACTATAGTAATACTTACGCTCAGCTATATCTCTTTTTATAGCACGCTCAGGTCTATCCTTAATAACAGGTCTTTTTTGTAAACTAACTTCCATTTTTCTCTCTAAAATGTCTAGTATTTATTTCTAACCAGTTTTTAATTCTATCCATAGTTAATTCTGGTTGACTATCTTCATCTATAGCTAAACCTACAAACTTATTATTTCTTATAGCTTTACTTTCTAAAAAAGAATATCCTTCTGTATCAGTATGACCTATAGTATTAGCTCCAAGCGGAGTTATAATATCATATAGCATACCCATACAATCTTGATAATACTCTCCATAACCTATTTGATCTCCTAAACCAATAATAGCTACTGTTTTATTAGTCCAGTTGATCTTTTCTATCTTAGGTAATATATTTTCCCAATCTTCTTGCCATTCTCCAAAATCCCAAGTGGGTATAACTAATATTAGTTTATCGTAATCTTCCATATTACTTTCAGATCTAATATCATGAATATCACAGCCGTAATCATAAAGCGCATCCCAGATAATCTCTGCAATACGCTCTGAATTAGCCGTAGTAGATCCAAAAAATAATCCTGTATTCATACTGTATTATAGTATACTACATACTAAAATGCAACTTATACTTTGACGTTAGATGTTAAAGACTTATATATTGCTGAATTAGCTCCATGCTCTGCACATTCAACTTCCGTAACCCAACATCTACCATCAGTCATATCATGCACGATAGCTTCTGCAACTACATATGCATGATAGGCAAACTTTTCTACACCAACACCTTCTAATAGAGTTAGTTCAGCTAAACCTTTCTTCTCTAAATCATGAAAAGTATCAATCTCTGGATCGTCTTTATCTAAAACAATTTTATGATCAAAGTTATTCTCTAACCATTTCTTTAAAGGTTTAAGACCTCCAAAGTCTACTACCCAGTTACGCTCATCTAGTTCTTCACAAGCAAATGTAAATTTAAACTTTAAAGAATAGCCATGTAAGAATTTACAATGACTATGCGCTAGCGGCTGTCTAAAGCACGCTGATAATCCTATGTTATGACCATAGGTTTTAGTACTATAATAAGGCACCTTGTTTCCATCCTTTCTCAAGTTTTTTAATTCCTAAAGCCCAGTTTTCTGCTGCATCTTCTACATATCCAACAGATTTACCTGGAAACTCTTCCGTAAAAAATATATTATCATTATCGTCGAAATACTTAATAA